CTTTACCTAAACCAGCTAGAGCTTTTAGATTTGCATCTAATCTCTCTAACTCTCTTTTCATATAACCAAACCCAGGTACAGATACTATTTTAGTACCCTCGTCAGTTAGAATTTCTAACGGGATGTCTTTCGCATTAGTAGTTACTGCCTCATTAATACGTTCAAAAGTCTTTAGAGAATTAGTGTTAATCTCTAATAACTTCTTCAAAGAGTTGGATATAGAATTGTTGGTGTTCATATTATCTTAAAATATCTACTTCAAATACATAGTTTGCTGGGTCTGTACAGACTAGCTCCATGTAAGGTTTATTCGTTGTTAATTGTGATGGATCGATGTCAGCTATATTTGACCATCCACCTGATTTGTTAGTCCAAATCTTAATGTTGTTACCATTCACGTCAATCTCATCGAATGCAATCTTAAATACTTGTCCTAACTTCCAACCATTGGTAGAATCGTCAATGTATATATTTAGATTAGAATTTAGTGGATCGGCATTCATTAAATTCTTAAGCGATAATCTATTTGTATATAGGTTTAGCTTAGCCCAGACGCCATATTGATTTGCGAATGAGTTATCAAATAGGTTACTAGTAGTTAATGCGCCAGCGGTTATCTGAGATGCAATATCCCATTTAAAAATATCAGATGGTACATAACCTTCAACCTCGTTGTTAATTTTAATCTTACCAGGCACTGATTTGTCAACTTTAGTACCTCTACCAGAGAAGATTACATCTGTATTATATTGTAATTCAACTGGAATTGTACCATCAATAAGTTGATTAATTTTATCATGTGCTTTATTGATAAGGTCTAGTAGAGCGCTCGAATCTCTTAATTGTAGAGAAGAAGCAGTGAAATCATCTTCAATCTCTTTAATTCTCTTCTCAAGTTCTGCTGCTTTTGCAGTACCCAAAATAATATTCTCTAAAGAGTCTAATCTCTCTACAATTTTATTATACCTATTGTTAGCCTGTAATAAAAGTTCAGTTGCATTTTCTAATGCAGTTGTCGTATCCATGAATAAGTCCATTGAGAAAGTAGTGAAATCATTCACACTGGTCTCAACTCCTACATTATCTAGCGAAGAATTAAACTTAAGGTTTAATTTCAAAGAGAATGCGTTACCATTTAAACCTGTAACTTCATTTGGTTTAAACTTAATTTGCTCATGGATTTTAGATCCAGGACCATAGGCATCTGTTACATCATCTAAAATTAAGATACCATATAGGTTTGTTGCTCTGTTTGCTGGTACAGAAGAGCTATATAAATCGTAATAAACTAAAACAGCGTTAAATCTGAACTGTTGTCCAGTTTTTGCATAATCCGCTAATGATTTTACATCAGGGTTATTTTGAATCGGCTCGTAAGATGCCGTATCCCAATCAATCTGCACAGAGTTTGTAGCGTTTGTAGCGATGTCGTAATATGGACCTGAGTTTTGAGTCCAAGCATCTACTACAGGCTCTAGATTAATATTAGGATCTGGGTGTGTTTGTCCCTCTCTACCTTCAACATTTGCCGCGTTAACGTCTGTTGGGTAGGCTTTAGTTGCAGATGTGTTATACTCCGTAGGTTTAAATAGAACCAGAGGTGTGAAACCTACAGCTGTCGGTACGTTAATATAAACCTCATGGTAAGTATTGCCTTGATATGCTACATCGTTCTCAGCGTCAATACTACCTAAATACTTGACTACTTTATCGTAGTTCGAACCACCTAAGATTGCGTTATCATTCTCAGCGTAGGCTCCTGTTGAGCTCTCATTAGAATCTGTTGCTCTAAAATCAATCGCGCCTAGTGCTGATAACCACTTAAAGAAAATCTTCTCAGCATCAGATGCCAAGATGATTGGGTCATAGTCATCATCCTTTAGAAGTATTTCTTCTAAGTTCAGAGCATAGTTTTGGAATGTTTGAGCGAAATCCACATTAGGCATAGTTGCATTGTACGCTTGACCTGAAGGCTGTTTTAAAGCTAATTCAAAGTCAATAGTGTTAGCGCCATTAACAGATTGCGTGAAATCAGGTAGGTCTAGTAAAGCGAATTTACTAAACTCAAAATTGATGTCCGCGCTGTTAAATGCTCTAGTAATATCTCTCGCTGCTGAAGCGAAAGCGTACATCGTGCCACCTTGCGGTTGTGGTATTCTTACTAATGGAGTTGCCATCTACAGTTTCGGTTTAATTTAATTATGCTATTGTACAAGCGTGTGATGAAATCACATACCACTTGTTTTCAAAACATCTTAGTGTTATTGTTGAGTTAGTGTTGTCTAGTGCAATTGAATTTGCTCCTAGTTGAGCGCCTGTACCTGGAGAAACTGCCAGTGAAGCACCGCCAACGTTAATCAATGTAACTTCTAGTCCGTCAGTTCCAGCTGGAATACTAAACGCACCATCGATAAAGTAAGTACCTTTATCTAATGTAGATGGTGATAAGTTAGTAGTAGCCGTTCCTGCTGTACCAGCAACACCTGATTTGATGATTGAGCCACCAAAGGAAGTTGCGCTAGTAAAGTTAGCAGCCGTGCCGATTTGAGCACCTGATGAACTTACACTAAATAGAGTAGAACCGTCAACCACGTTTAGCTGTTGTGTAGTAGCGTTAGTTAAACCAGACAAAATAGAAGTTGTCGGATTTAATAAGGCTGTTACAGTAGCTAACTCGTCGTTTAACAATTCGAAGTTACTGTTAATAACTGGTCTTGATGATGAAACCGAGTCTGTACCTAAAATTTCAGTAATGTTTGCCATTTTTCGTTTATTTTACTTTTAACATGTTGCGTTTTACAACGTTCTTATTTCCATACGTGTCTTCCGCTTCTAGTTGAATCGAGTAGTCACCCGCTTCTTTAAAGATGTACGTAAGCCACATATTATTATAGTATATATCATTCACATTTGGGTTACTTATATTAGTAATCGTCCATTTTGGGTTTCTTGCACCCGGAAATTTCGAAATGTCAGTTGATATAGTTACGTGTGTAGATTTTTCTACTACAGCGTAATCTTTAAATACTCTTACATTATCCCATGTAGGGTTGTATGCTACAGAGTTAACTTCGCCAGAAATAGCGCCGTTCACCTCTGTACCATTTGCATCATTTACAACAACAGTCTCAAAGTCATAGGTCTTTGAATACTCTTGTCCTACTGCTAAAATATACAGTACAATATCTTGTACGTCTATATCATTATCTTCATCCACGTCTCTAAATATAGCATTATAGTTAAATTTAGAAATTACAGGATCTGTACTAGCCTCGAGCTCTGCTACAAGATTAGTCCAAGCTAAAACATCAGAGTTAGATGTTGGTGTAGGTGATGTAATTGTTATCTGTCCAGTTTCTAAAGCTTGAGTCACTGGATTTCTATGTGTAATCTTAAGTGTTTGTCCTGTTGCTAAAGAATTAATCTTAAATGAAGCAGTTAAATCTGGACCCACTCTTAAGTTGTTCCACCAGTTGTGTTTAGTGTCATTCCACTCGAAGCTACACTCGTCCCATTGATATGGGCCTGTAGTTTCAGAGTAACCAGTATCTGAAAACTGATCTAAAAATCTTCTTACAGTTGAGAATCTTACGCCTTGATCTGTGGCATCTTTTGGATAATTAGCTCGATCTAACGTTAAGTAGTATGTAGCGATAGAATCTTCAACTTTAGTTTTGTTATCTTGTGGAAAATCATAGTAGCCACCAGATTTATCCCAAGGTAAATACTTAGAGTCCCAAGTAGAAATGTTATCTTTATCATCTACCTCTAACCAAGAGTAAACACCATATAACTCCATGTCTTTTAATTTAACATCAAAAAGATCTTCTTTCTTATAGTAAGACATGTGGCCAAATAAGTCATAGTATCTCAACTCAACTGTATATGAACCTACATAAGGTAAATTAAGTGGTAATCTCTTGTAGTCATCAATCGGACCTCTGTATTCTTTATGCCATCCGTTCGGCCCATCGATAATCCATTCAACCTCGTAGACCCATCTTTTCCACCAGTTCTCCCAAGTCACTTTAAGCTGTGCATTCGCGTCGACAGCATCATCCCAAACAAACTGAGCCTCGTCCCATACATCATCCCAAGACTCCATCGAGTCTAAGATAACTGGACAGCCGATAGGAATAGTCCTTGAGCCAAAGTTCTGGTTCCATGAATTCATTTCTCTATCGTGATAAGTCTCATAGAATTTTTCATAGATAGTTTTTAACTCAGTTCTTTGGGCCTCTGTTACAGTAGCCTCTTCGCCAATACCTAAGTTTAAGAATGTCGTGTAGTTATTGGTTAAATCATTTTGATCTAGATAAGACTTTAACACCATCGAAGTGTCTTCAATGAATAATTCTCTGTCTTTAGGAAATACATCAAACTTTACTCTATGTCCTTCACTAAAGAAACTAATTGGATTTTGAATCTTCCAGATATTTAAGTTCTTCTGAGCGAAATAGTCGCCTTCCCCTGTGATGTCTACAATTTTAGCTTCGAGGGGTAAAAAATCTCGCTGTAGTCTATTCTTTAAACCATATAGTTTGATTAGAACTTCTTCTGGTGTATAGTCAAACACTTCATCTACATTAGCAAAATCCCACTGATCGAATGTACCATTAGGTTCATTTAATCTATAGACTAATGAGAATCTACTAGTTTTCTTCTGAGTTTTAGAAGGTAGTTTAAATTTAAGTTTCTTTCTAATCGCTTCACCTCTAACCGATGAGTTAGGCACAGGGATAGCATGTAGTTTACCGAAAGTCTTCGAGTCTTTATCTACATTAATCCAATATTCTTTAAGTGTGATTCTGTCGTAGCCGAAGAAATCAATTGCATTTAGGATAGCTTTATATGTACCAACGAAAGGCTTGATGTTGTGCATCTCTAATAAAAGCTCTTTTCTCTTTTGGTTTAAGAGCTGATAGTCAGGGTGCATTTCCGAAATGTCATGCTTCTTAAAAATCATGAAGTCCTCTTCTTCTAAAGAGTTACCTAAGTTAGCAAGTAAGACCTTTAATCTCTCGTCTTCTGCCTCAACTTCACCATAAAATTGAATTCTAGCTACAGTTTCAGTACCAGCCTTAACTAATAGAACTCTCTTATGAATACCTGCCTTATCAGATGAGATAGCAATGTTAACCTGTAGCGCTACATTCTCATGTGTGTTGATAGTTTTTAGATATTCAGCGTCCTGTGAATCTATTGTAGTAAAAGGCGCTAAGTCTAACTCTTGGTGTTTTAGTTCTTTAACATAGGCTTTACCACCATCCATGCGCATGCCATACATGATAACATCTTTAGACTCATCACGTTTTAGTGCTTCCCATTCAAACGAGAACTTAGTGATATTACCGTCAGGTGAAATAGGTTTGTTAACAACCACATCACCCAATCTAATACACTCTTCCAGAATAAAAAGATTAACAGTCTCATATAGACCAGTACTTACTTCAGGTAGATATACTCTACCTTCCCAAATACCGTCTACTTGAGTTACCTGAATCTCAGATATAGTGCCGTTAAAGAATCTTAAATTATTCCACATATTATCTAGTTCTGTCGTCGTCTTTTTCTATTGTAAAGTTTTTATAGCCTTTTAAGTATCTGACCTGATCTAAAAGATTTAGCATAAAATCATTGATGAAAACTGTAAATTCTCTCATCGTTTGATTTCTTAAGATATGAGGAGACATGACTCTCTTGATTAAACTACGCTCACCAGTCTTGTAATCAAACTTGGTGTTTAGGTTTGAGTCTCTTCTGTGTTTAGCTACTTTATATAGCCTTTTCCTTCTATATACTAATAGGTTTCTAAATAACATTATTTCAAGGCTTTTCTATTTCCAGCCTGTACTCTAGTGTATATTGTTCTAGGTACCGGCTTCTCATCGAAGTTTACGCTTAGCGCAGCTTCAGCATTTATCTTAGCATCGTCCAGAATCTCATCTCCATCACGGTCTTGCCATCCGCCTCTGAATACAGCGACTTCTTCCTTTTCCATGATGATGTCACCCCATTCATCTAATCCTGCAACTGTTGGTGGAATAGCTGTCGTCGCATCGACGTCCACGGTCTTAACTTCTTCCACTTGCTTAAAGAAAATATATTTTTGTTTGCCGTTACCAATATCTTCTAATAGTACAGGTTCTTGTGGGACAACAGATACAGTCTTAGACTCATAGTAACCTAGACGTCTAGCTGTTTCTTCTGTTTCTGAGATGAACCTCACATTAACTGCATCAATACCATCAATCTCTTCTAAAATATACACAATATCAGACTTAGGCAATTTGTCTCTTCTTGTGATATTTAATAAGTAATCACTTACTCTAGCTCTTACTTCAGTAAAGATTTCCTGTTTTGTATAACCCTCAAAATATCTGATGTTAATATCCATACTGTACTTTCTCACTTGAGGTTTTACAAATTGAACTTCAGTAGTAACCATCTGTTGGCCACTGCTCTGAATCACTTGATACATTTTATCGTATTCGTTTTGGTCAAAGAACATCTCATTCTCTGGGATCGAGAAGTAATCTTGACTTGCTAATAACTTTCTTTTTACATCTGGTACAGCAAAGATATAGATAACATTGTCATCATCTAAATACTCATCCGATGTGGTATTGTAGGCATCCACATACGAGAACATTCCATAACGTGATAGGAAATACTCGTAGTTGTCTGGTGTCGCTAGAACAAATGATTTGGACGTTAGTGGCGCCATTAATTTTGTAAATTCAGGGTTCTCTCTATCAGCTCCCATTTTAGGTGATGAAGTAATATTCATCTCTAAGTATTCATTAAGGTCAAAGTCTGAACCATTAGAATCAGTTCCGTCTGCGTCCCATTGGAATACCATATCATTACCATCAGCTATATTACCTAGAGCACCTGCATGTTTCACATATTCAACTTGAATATCTGCACCCGTTGGAGGAATAGCACCAAAGTTACCAGTACCAAAGTAAACATCTAGTCCACCTGCAATACCAGTCTTTAAAATATAACCTTTTTCATTAGATAATAGATCGTAGATCGAATCGTGTTTAGTCCACTTCTCACCGTTTACAGAAACACTAACCATTGAATGGTCTGTTAACTTATTAGTCTTTACATTGTATGATTGCATTGACTCTCCAGTTGAAGTAAACGTTTGTGCTTCAAATTCACCCTGAACAAATGCTGTTTTAACTTTAAATTTGTTAGACTTCTCTAATCTGAATCTCTCTTGTTGAGTTAATAGAGTATAAGTTAATCCGTTCTGTTCACATACTAACTTAGCTCTAGAATCAATGTTTAATCCAGTACCTGCTATCTTACCAAGATCTGCACCTACTTTCCATCTAAATTCTAACTCACCGGTTGCAGCAAATCCTCTAGTTGCATCGTGACCAGTTAGCCTTGATAAACCATAGATAGATTCTGGTTGTTGGGCAGTGTAAATGTTTTGCTCTACTACTGCATCTTCAATATAGAACATGATTAACTCCCCTAGCTCAGACATTACATTTACAATCTGTGCAAATGGCGAAGCCTCAGTAAACAGAGTGTTGGCTCTCTTGTAAACCCTAGAGATATATGTACGAGAATCCGACTTGATTTGATCTGCGGTTGCTCTTAGTGTACTTAAAAATTTTAATTCTGCCATTATCTATTTATCTTAAATTTACTTGGATTTGATACTCGTTATTAACGGTGATGTCAACATAACAAACATCTCTCACTTCACCTTTAAAAAACTTAACGTCCACTTTAGTTTTGTATTTAGCAGCAAGAGGCACATAGTTAAACAATTGACTTTCAATTTCATTTCTGATTTGAAATTCATTCTGGTTTAAACCATATACCATATCTTCTAAATTACATCCAAAACCAGGTGAACCTAATACATCTTGTTTTCTTGTAAACAACGTAGTTTCAATTTGAGCTAATAGTTGCTCAATCTCTCCGTTATTTTGTATTATACCAGTTTCGTAATTCGGGTCGCCAATATATTTAATGTAAAAATCCATCTATATATGTATTCGGCTTAATTTACGAGTGCATCATCCAATCAACGCCTTCGTCGCCTTTAATTTCCTCAATAATCGACTCTAATTCGGTGTCGCCCATGTCTTTTATTGCGTCATAGTCAAATTCTACATTACCTGGTAATGCAAACTTGAAGATACCTAATTTGGCACCCAAGGACTGCTTAATCTTAGCAGAACAATATCTAAAGAAAATCTCATCTTCGTATAAAGCACAATCTGGTAGTGTCTCATATACATGTAGAATCACATCGTCTTTCGGTGTATCACCTAATATCTTTAATTCACCAGTCAATCTAGAGTAGTTGTAAGAGATAGGGTTCTCTAAAATTTGTCTAGATAAATCAGCCATCGACTGGTTGAGTACATAGTATTGTAGTTCTTCTGCAGCATCAGCAGCTCCAGCACCTTCATACATGCCTCTAAATAACATTTTCTCTAAAGCGAAGTCTCCACCACTCTGGAATCTAACATCTAATCCACCGCCGGTAGAATTAAAACCAGATCCAGTATCGAAAACTCCAAATACTGAGAATACAGATCCAGAACCATCGGCTGATGCGTTAGGTAGATTTAGAGATCTGTGGTTTTTAAAATATGTTGAATCAAACACAGCTTTAGGGATATGATAATAGTTCTCTCTAACAGAATCTTCATAATTCTTATAGAACCATTTCTTAGCCCTTTTGACTATGTTCATTATTTCTCTTTGTGGTAGGTTAACAGGAACCATACAAGCACCAGTCAGGTCATCTCCTAATTCCTGTAAAAAGGCATTTAGACAGTTCTGACCGAAATCTCTTTCGGTGCTTAAGTTATTCGCGTTACCTGATCTTATTTCACTCATCTTAACTATTTATTTTTGTGCTTACCACTATTTCGGTATCATCAAATCTAGCGTACGGACCAACGCCGCCTTCTCTAAAGATACCTCCGATCATTTTACCTTTGAAAATACCGTCTTTTCCAAAAACGTAACAATTCGTTAAGGTACAACTACCATGAACGTAACTAGACTCTACTTTAGAATCTTTAACTTCACATCCTTGATAGAATTGTGATCTTAAAACTTGAGCACCTTCAACCTTGCCTCCGTAAATACCAGAGTTTTCAATGTTGCCGGATAACTCACAGTTTACAAACTCGAAGTCGTTTAACAAGTACGCTGTTTTAAAAATACCATCTTTAACTTGGACTTTACTATAGTCTGAGTCGTAGTTGATAATACCAGCTTCCATCGATCCATTGGCTAGTAATTCTAACACTTTATGTTTAAATCTATTCCACTGTACACCGATAACCTGTTCGTTGTCTGTCAAGTCTACTAATATATTTATCTTCTTCCAATATTTATTTACTGCTTTATGGTCTTTTAGCATTTCCATTAGAGGTCTATTCTTCTCTAAGATACGCTTTAATTCAATTTTATTAGCATCAGTAAAACTAGGGTTAAAGCAAGATTTAAACACTGACATGATAAATCCTTCAGCTAAATGTAGAATGTCGTCAGTTCTTTTTTGATAATCTGCTCCACCTAAATATCTAAACTCTAAATAATTCTTTTGTGCCTTTTCAAAGTTAATACCATAATACTTTGTGTTGGCAAACGTAAAGTTATCTGAAGAAATTAAATCACCATTATAGTAAAAAGACTCATGCTTAGGCATAACCCATTTGATGGATTTTGCATAAGTAGAATCTTTTCTATTAGGGAAGTATTTGTAAATTCTTTCTTCATCGAATTCCAAGATAAACTTTAAAATGTTCATCTTAGAAATCATTTGCTTATCACGCAAATAGTCCGCGTTAAAAGACATATTAAGGTGGATTGATGCTCGGTCATTTGTATAACCATTCTTATCAATCCATCTTAACATTTTCTGAATTACAATTCTAGCATTACGATATGGAAGAGCGCCAGTAACTAATTCAATTAGTCCAGCACCACCTGACATGTCAGGTTCCATTTTAAACACTTCTGCACTTGGTTGGAAATCAGAATGCGCTTTATCTTCTAGTCTAATCTTTCTTCCTAGAAGTTCAGATAGCTGCTTCTGAGTTTCTTCAAGCTCTAAGTTAGAGTAGAATTCAAATTCCACGCCTATTTGGCTGGCGTTAAGAACTTGTTGTGTACTTGAAGTACTGTTTAATTTTTGCATGTTAAGAGTATGATATTACTTTTCAATATATATCAAACTCCCGTTGGATAGTTATTAAGGTAACTTAAGAAACACCTTCATTGCAGATTCATCAATTCTAGTAATCTGAACATCTAAAGAATCTCCTATACCATAGTTACCTATTGTGTTTTCAGGTAACTCACTAACATGTAGTAAACCAGTTACGCCTTCTTCGATATTCACAAAGATACCGTAATCTTTTTTGGTTTTTACTGTTGCTGCCACTACAGATGGAATTTGATACCTGCTACCTATATTAATCCAAGGGTTAACAGTAGATCCTTCCTTTTGAGTCAATGTAATTTTAGTGTTGCTAATAATATCTTTCACAAAGAATTCAATTTTATCACCTGGCTTAATTTCTCTAGCCTTAAACTTAGTTAAAGTTTCTTCGTTTAATTCATTGTTGTGAATCATACCAGTTAAACATTTATCAAATTCTACGAATACACCATATTTAGCAGTTCCAGTTACTGTACCTGTTTTTGGCTCTCCTATTGAATTCTTAAGTTCAGTGATTGCTCCTGGAATTAGGGCTTGTAGATATTTTCTATGTGAAACAACGATTGTACCTCTATCCGCCGAGAAGCTGACAGGAACAACATAAATCTCTTCTCCGATGATTGAACTAAAGTCAGATAATTTGTTAATACCTGCAAGTGAACCTGGCATAAAGCAATCCACTCCTTGTACAGTTACAATGTAACCACCATTCTCAATCATATTCTTCACTTGACCAATCCAAGCAGTGTTACCTTCTTCGATACCTGCTCTAAGGTCCATGAATGTTTTATGTTTTACACCTCCGGTAATAGTTCCGTTTAGGCCTCCTTTAGTTTGAGTGATTAATACAGCAGTTTCTTCACCTGGTAAAAGTGCTCTAACTTCTGCACTCTCTTTATTGGCATTAACGTAAACCAACTCTCTGTAGCCCACATCAACTGTAATGTAATTCTCTGTAACTCCCCAAATTTTACCAGTGTGAATCTCGCCTTCTAGTAGTTGAGGTTTAATTTCTGGGCTATGCTCAGAAAGAATATCATACATCTCTTGCGCATAAGGTTCACGTGAGTAGACCTTATCGTTGTTTTGAGTCTTTACATGTGGATTTGGTTTTCTAGTGTGAGAAGGACATGTAGACTCGTAAGCGTCCCATAAGAATTCTCCGTTCTCATCATAGAATTCTGAGAAGTCATTTCCATCGTTTTTGACTTCTTCTTTTTCAGTAAATTGTTGTGTTGGATTTTGAACTGTCTCGACCAGTTCTACGGTAGTTGCCTCTTTGGCTGCAGTACTAATTCTGCGTCTTTTTTTGTCTGACATTTATTTTTTATTTAAAGGTAATAACATATTATATATCTACGCAAATATACGTTTTATCCATGCATATTTCTTTCTAGAATTTAAGTAGCTCAAGTTGTCATCGTTATCAAAAGCCTCTCTTTCAAAAGAGATATTGTAATATGCTTTTTGAAATGAGAAATAGATAGGCACCTTGATAAGCCATTCAGTTACATACCAAATATAGAATGGTAAGACTAACATCTCTTCTTGTTGTTTGATATGAATTGACTCATGGTTAATTATTCTTGCAGCTCTCTTCTTCCAATAAGAAGTTGAGTTATACCTTTCTCTTAAGATTACCCATGGCCAAAGAGTGATACCTCCAATCTTCATAAACCAACTTAATCGATCTAACAACTTGTCGTTATACTTAATGATAGGCGTTTTCATATAGTTTATATATCTAGGCAAAAAACTTTGCCATTTTATGCAAAATAGTTGCCTCAAAATTTTTTTATGTCAGAAAAAATTCGTATATTAGTACTGTAATTAAACGGTTAAACAAATGGCTTACATTAAAGAACACAACGGAATTAACGACCAACCGGTTTTCTCTATCGAACAGAACATTGGTGGTAAAATGCACAAATTTCACACTAACAACTACGGCCTGGACTGGAACACTACAACTTACAAGTTCCGTACAGTTTCTAAATGTCGTGCTGGTTTCATGACTATTTCAGATCACGAGACTACTCTCGAGCGCGTGGTTACTGGTTGGAAAAAGAATGCTCTTCAAACAATTGAAGTTCAGTTGCCTGGATCCGAATACTACTTGACTGTCTTGGCTCTTAAAGGTAACAAATTCGTTCTCGCCGAGAACACGATCTTGGAAAACATCAAGATTGGAACAATCCACTCTTCTTTCCCGAAGATGGCTGACCACGGACACTGGCGCGTTATCGGATCTAAGACTTGGGCCGATAAAGCTTACAAGCTCGAAGACTCTTACAAAAACATGCAAATCGAAATCATCGCATAATGAATAACTTTAATCAACTCTGTGTCTGGCCAGGGACTCTCATGCCAGAAGGAACTCAAGAAGAAGCCATCACTAAATTTGAAAACTTCTTTACTGAAAAGCTCGGTGTCACAATTAAGTTTGCTGACCAATGTAAAACTCTGCCGGGTATGGGTGGTGAAGGTGGTCGCAACGACGTCTTCTTCTACATCTCCGACGAAGACGCAATGAAGTTCGCAATCCCCCGCATGCAACTCGGCATCCGCTGGTGGGAAGATGTTCTTGGCAACGGCCATGGTAAGATCTACCCTAAAGAAATTTTGAACAAATACCCTAAAACTTGGTAATATGGAACAATTTAACTATAAGAAAATCGAATGTAACGGTATTGGTGGCTACGGCTACCAAGCTGTCTTCAAACACAAAGATCAAATCCAAGCAATCTGTCAAGAGGTTCGAGATCTACTCGGCGATAAACTCTGGGACAAGATGATTAAGCAGGCTTCTGAAGTCGATACTTACACAGACTATTACGCGGGACCTCGTTACAATGATGTCAGCTCAAATGCAACTCGTCTGGTAACTGGAATTGCAAAACATGTATCTACTTACCTTAAGGAAGACCACCTCATTGAGATGCACGTAGGGGCCATTCTGAACAACCTAACTATTGACGAAAAGGTTTATATGGTTCTCGATGCTCTGCGCGACTGTGCGTCTGCAGACCATTGGTACACTTTCGAGAAAGACTGGGGTTAAAATACAATCGGCACGAAACCAACCATCGGCACTGGGCCGACAGGAGTTGGAATACCACCAAGATAAAGCAGCTTAAATTCTAGCAGGTGTAGAGCGTACGCGCCTGCTACTGCTGTGCTTACTGCCATTGCAGGTGGTTGAGTTGCCGGCAATTTACTAAAAGACTTACCTGTATTCCACGCTCTTCTTAAGTTGTTAGCTAGTCGATTTGCACTTCCGTAGTAAATAGGAATGTAAATACCTGTTAGGGGTGGTGAAATCAGAGCTGGCGGAGCAGAAGGAGTTGGACCGAACGGTTTAACAATACATGCGTACCAGTAGGCGATCGTCACTCTAGCCATCATCATATAAGGATCGCCAGAAAAACCTTCGTAGCCAGGCCTCCATGGGTGATCGACTGCTGCCATCTCTTCCTCACACTTCTCTGCATTCTTAACCGCACATAGGGCTCTATGATATTCAAACTTGAATAAAGTACCCTCTGGCATAGGGTTAATCTTTAAGAACTCTGCAGTCATATCATCCGACTGGGCTGCTGCTCTTAATTTATTCTCAGGACATTTAATCCAATGCTTTTTCCACTCATCATTCTCATATTTAGACTTAACCCAATTTTTTGTTTTGTCATATTCAATACGATCTTTCTGAAACAGAGCCTTTTCATTATTAGAAACATACGGTACATCCGAAGTTCCTTGACCAAAACCTATCTTATCTCTCATTCCAGGATACCATGTAAATGTGGCAACCACATTTGAAGTTAAAATCTTTGGTCTTTGGCTATCCTCTTCAAAGTCATAGGCCACTTGAATTTTGTATGGATTGATAGGGCAGATCTCTGGAATAATCTCTTTTTCGTCTTTATTCTTAATTGTTGGGAATGCTAGAGGTTGAGTAGCAGGTCTTCTAATTCTTTTCTTTAGAGCAGAGTTAGTGCCGGTCTGTGAACCATCAATAGGCTGTTTAGGGTGTGCAGCTAAAATACCAGCTTTACACATAGCAGATACATTATTTGCTAATAACTCATAGTCGTATCCAGCATCTTCAATATCTTCTTTACACTGAGAGTTTAGATTTTGAAATTGACCTGTATAGTTTTCGTTACCTAAGTGGCATACCCATACAAAATAGTCCCATCTTGAATTACCACTGTTCATAAACTCATAGCCTAATAGAATTCTGTTAGCAAAGATAATCTCTAGCTCTTGTTGAGTTTCTTTACCAGTTAGACATGGGAATTGATAGAACTTAAACTTATGTAGATTATATTCATCTCTAGCGTCTTCGACAAACTGATTAAAAGCCTTTCTGTTTTCTTCTTCTAGTTTAGCCAAAGCCTCTTCGTCAGGTACTTCAACATCCGGGCAGAAATCAGCGTAAGCAGGGTGTGACTCTTTACCCATTTGAATCAGATTACCTTCTTCATCATATTGGTCTTGTAGTGGAATATCACCTTCCATTAACAGTCTCTCGAAAGCCCAACCATAGCCATTCTTTAACAGAGCCTCCGCAGCTCCATTGTTAGTGTGAAATTCAGCGACATGTGTCTGTGCTTTACCACTACCCTTTACTGCTTCAATATACCTCTCTGCAACTCTAACACCAAAGTCATATCTACCGGATTTAGCAGCCGGATTTGCTGAGTTTACAAATGTTGCTGGATTGGTTTGAAGTGCAGCATTAGCTGGATTACCAATTGGTGGTGGAGGAGCCGAAAGACTAATTTCACTTGGAACTATATCACCGCCCTCTTTTGTTAGAAGTCTACCCTGTATATGAGCCGGCCCTACCTGAGGTTTAGGCATACCTATCATACTACCAAACCCGCCAGGTTTAGTGAACTCTTGCTGAGCTGCGCCATTTTGAATGTCTCCAGCCAGATTAGTAATAAATTGAGGCCACATTGCAGGCATAGCTTACTTGTTTCTTTGTTGATAGTTAATATGAGACTGAGATAATTGAATTACAGTTGAAGGTGTAGGTGGCATCGGCGGACCTGATGGACCAACACCGGTTGGATGGATATGTTGAGAATAATCATCTAATAACTTCTGTAACCAGTCTTGTAGAGACTGACCTCTCACTGCTGGTTCAGTTTCATCTGCACCAGGTTCACCAGTATTAGATACAAATATATCTCCACAGTCTAAGAATACTTTCTCGCCAGTTGAAATCTTAATGAAGCCCTCTTCATCAATTTGAAGCATAGGCCTCTCTTTCTTACCTTCGCCTCTTGTAATTACTAGGCCATCCTCTGGTGAGTGGTAAATTCTTAGATTACGTTCTGCGTCGTATACTAAAGAGATTACATCATGTGGTTTATCAGAAGCTTCTAGAATATCTTTCTTTAGGTCATCGTTTTGGTCTACTTGAAACCAATACTCTGGATGATAGATGTTACCATTGTCAAATCTTACTGCAACAATATCACCAACTCTTGGTACAGCGTGTGCACCAACCTGATCTCTGTTCATTGGCGTTGCCCATGGGATCTGGTCGTCTGGTAATTTATCAAACTTACCGAATACTTTTACGCGAACTCTACCTTGAAGCAGTGGGTCCTCGTTAATAACTACCTCACCTAACCAATGTGTTTCTCGTAAATTGTCTCTGTACAATTCATTATTATTCATGGACATTCTCTTTTAAGCTACCATCAGGTGACGAGTCAACCGTGGTAGGGTGTATATTTTCTTTACCTAAGAAATCTGAATCCGGAGCAATATTATCATGAGCACTACCCAAGTTTAATCCATCCGGAGAAGAATCAATAGGATTGTCACCAAGATTACCTAATGGTGAGTCACCACCAAATAGATTTGCAATACCATTTAAACTACCTTGCGCTAACGCTGAGTTAATGTCATTTGATATATTGTCAATACCATGTACATTACCTATCAATAGAGCTTGTGTTACTCTATTTAGTTGACCTGTTAGGGCAGTATTTATGATACCAGGTTGATCTGGGTTTTGGAATGAATTCTTAATGTCAGCAACATTTCTCTCAACACCCTCTTTAATACCCTCTAATGTAGACTCTACTTTACCTAGGGTCTTACCTCTAATAGCATCAATATACTTATTGCCTAATCCACCTGATTTCTTAGCGTCATTGTTAGCTGGATCTGTGGGGTTGTTTTGATCTTCGGCTGCTCTTTCAACAGCAGACTTCTCTTTGTTACTTTGTTCTTTAAATAGATTATCTCCTAGTTTCTGATCTACCTGTCTACATGTTCCCCAATGTATTTTAATTGACGGCTGCTTTCTTTCTGGATTTTTAGACATATCAGCAAAATAGTCAGCGATAGAATCAATATCAAATTCACAGTGTGTAAATCTTAATCTAATGAAAGGAGTGGCATCTGCCGATGTAAAATCTTTAGATACTAAACCTTCATGTAACGGACTAACAGAACCACCTCCACTGTTGCTCGCGTTTAACTGTGAATCAGGAGTATCATTAATACCTAAGTTTCTAGCATCTGTATCTTTTTGAAATACTCTAACCTCAGATACAATAACATCTAGAGAGAATTCTCTTAAGTTTCTAGGTACAACTTCTACATATCTTTCAAAATCAAAACAAGATCTTTTGTATAGATCCATTAAGCCGATTGCTGTCAACTCAACGTTCTCATCTAAACATGTGATTTCTAGTGTATTTTCTTCAGCACCTCTCCAAGGTTCTAACATACCTTTATGTGCCAAGGCTGTCTCTAGACCCTTTAGTCCATTCCAGAACCAAGGCATCTCTAGGTTAACCTTTCTTAGAACTCTAACAAAATTCTTTAGGTTATCAGCGTATGCGTTACCTACATCATCTCTTACAACAGATCTTAGATACTTCTCAGCCGTACCATCAAGTAGGGGAGAGTGGCCAACATCATGGTGGTCATGATAGTGGAATAACAATACGAAACTTAGAAAGGTAGGGTCTTCGTTAATTGTACGAAGTCTAGCACCTTTTCTAAACTCATTCCTATTTTTAAAATCTAAATCTGCCATAGATTATCTATCTAAATTTTTTATGCTAGGTTTCTAGACCTGCTAGGCCATTCTCTTCTGATTAGGGTAAAGTCTGTGCTCATACCTTCAGAATCAAATCTATAGTTAATGTTTTCTACTACGTAAAAGCCAGAGATAAACTTATCCATCATTTGAGTCATTTCACCTGGATCGGTTTCAGGCTTACCAGCTTGAAATGGTCTTTCAGTCAAACCAGCCTCTTCTCTAAAACCATCGGCAATCTGTTCAGCCTCTATCTTTACACCATCATAATGATACATTATTACTGGAATTTTACAGTATTTGTAGATCGATGGGTTGAATCCATCTACCGTACATTTTAATTTCATCTTCTCAATCTCCATTTGGTTTTGTCTTCTGTGCAATTTGGTAAATTGAGCATTCTTATGAGTATTACCTAGGCCATCATCACCAGCATTCTGTCTACCCA